GAAGTCTGCACCTCGTCGCTATGACGAAGAACTTGAGGATGAGAGCGAAGGTCGCGGTTCCTTCACTCCTAACTTTGAGTCAAGCAAGCCTCCTGCTCAAGACTTTAACGCACCTGACATCACCCCAAAGTCCTCCTCAAGTGAGGACGAAGATGATGCTCTGAGTTACTTCCAGAAACTCGCTGAAGAGTGATATGAAACTCGCGATTGCAGCACTCTTAATCATCGCTTCAAATGCTCCTGCATTTGCTGGTGGTCCTAGGACCAGACGACCATATTCCTATCAACCAGGATGGTCTCAGGAACAAAAGTGCTACCGAAAGGTATACCGAGAGGAATATGTTCCAGGCACAAGTCAAAGACCTGGATATGTTGAAGTCTATCGTGATCGTGTAGAGGTTCCTTGTGAAAGATTGCACCGTCCTACGATTTCTCCTCCTCCTAGATATGAAGAACCAAATCCCAACGTGGGTTCTGTGGATAACAATTCCTGTGTAGAGGGTTCTATCTTAGGAGGTATCGGTGGTGCTGGATTAGGTGCTGCACTATCGCGAGATAGTGGTCGCTTATGGGCAATACCTCTAGGTATAGTCGGTGGGTCTATGATAGGATGTCAAATTGATGGTGGTTGACCATCATTCATAAAGTCTGATATTATCGGCACGCTTTAAGGTTTCACTCACAAACTGAGTGGAACCTTCTCTGTATTCCATCATATCTTCAAGATCTTCTAAAACGACAGGCACGTATATATTTTTCAATAAGTAAATGCTTCTTTTATTTGTTTGAATATTATCCTCATAGGTATAGTTTGTTATTTCAGTGGTGATATTATTCGCAGTTATTATTTGCTCAAGTTTATCATCAAAAAATTGAACCGAGAAGTCAGAAGGAACTTGTTTGCCCGCTTCAACTATTGTTGTGCCTCTACTATTTTTTATCTCAACAGTTTCATAGTGATGCACTCCATTGTATAAAGTATCATAATCACCATATTTTTCTAAGCAGTATCTATCAAAATCACCCTGCCTTAACGGCCATTCTGTTTGAACGTTAATAATATTATTACATTGTAATACCAACCAATCAAGCGTTGAGTCGCCATAAACATTAAACGCTACGTTGTCTGGTCTATCATCTCCAACAATTTGAAACTTTGTAAAGAAAGATAAGTCCTGGAATATATCCTCTCTAATAATCGCTTTCTTGAATAAGTTTTTTACACGAACGTAGTCAGATATCTTCGCATCTGGAAGTCTGCTGACGTATTCAAAATCTGGTAAACGGCGAAAGTAGTTTGACATTTTAGTAACCTATACCTGAAGCTCCGAATAATCTATCTTGTAATGCAGCATTTTCTGTAGCGTTTTCTCTAAATGTTGCAAGTCCACCACCCAGTGCATTTTGATCAAGTTCCTCATAATCCTTATCAAAGATTGGATCAAGTTCTCTAAACTGTAGAGTCATTTGATAAGAGTGCATGATTCCATCTCTGTATGTATTGTAAGTCCCCTCTGGAGTGTAGTTGACTTGACATTGTGTCAATGCACATTCTTTATACTTATTTAATCCAGGATGATTTGGAGATCCTCTATGAATGTATTCAACCCTAAAACTATTTGGTGACCCTAAAAAGAATGACTTGTCATCTTTCTTTGGAACCATTGCCTGCTTGAATGTTCTTATAATCTGCAAAACTGTTTTTGATTCGCTTGGTTCTCTTGGAGAGAACTTAAATGTAAATCCAAAAGTTCTAAGTTGTGGGGAATCAAACAACAGTTCCATGTTTGGATTCAGAATGATTCCTTGTTGTCTTGCGAGAAGTGCATTGACTCCTCCAGGCAGTCCTAAAGCAGTTGCAGCTGTTGCTGACCCTATCACATCTTTTATATTTTCACTGTTTTTTCCTGCCTGTATATTATCTAAAGCTGCTTTGACAGCTCCACCAGATTTACCATCTTTGACAAAGTTTGTTATCGCCTCTGCACCTGCAAGTTGAAGTGCATTGAGAGTGCTTTCTTTATATGAAACAGATATTGAGTCTGATAATCCACCAGGTATCGGTAAAAATATATCTTGCCCTGAAGACTGAGAGTTTCTTTTTCCTTGAGTTCCTCCGCTAATTTCTCTCGCCGCTCTTTCTAAAAGAGTAAACTTCAGAACATCTTGATCATTATCTGCAATATCAACTGGATATCTCAAAGCAGTTAAGTTCTTTTTTTTATTTCTCGGAACAGGAGTTGCTGTTGGTGCAACGGGGTTTGGACCTGCGACAGGTGCTGCTGCTGTTACAGGTGAGTTGTCATTTCTTAATGTACCACCCAAATCGTTTAGTGCGTCTTGGTTCAAGTCATCTGTGGGGAAGTTGTCCATCACAGAATTGATTTGGACATTTTGATTTTTTCTTATTTGACCATTAAGATTTCCTTTTTCAAGGTCAGTCGCTTTGCTAGTGGGGTCTAGTTGCAAAGCACCGTCAGCAGTGCTGCCATTTGCTATAACCTCACCAATCTTTACAGGATCTCCTGTGCCATCACCATAGTCATATACAAAGAGTGCATCTTGACCTGCCAGCGCATCTCCTGATCTATATCTATTCTTTGTTAAACCTGTACTAGCATCTACATATGTTGCATTTCCATCTTGAGGTATGGAACTTTTTCCCTCATATCTTACAACTTGCTTGGTATACACAGGAGTTCCATCACCATTGACTGTGTTTGTTCTGGTGATAATGGTTGCAATATCAATTTTATTTACAAAGACACCTGGATTAGTGCCAAAAGTTCCTTGCTGATTGGCGTCACCCAACCCTGGATTTACAGCAACTAATCTTACTTCACTAGGTTTTGTAAACTGCCTTTGTTCAGCCATGAAAAGGTTTTTATCTATTTAGTGATGAACTTTCCATAATTTACAGATAGCAAGTCATCAAGTTCTTCTCTCTTAACGATATAAACTTGACCTACTATTTCTCCCCAAGTATATTGTCTAGTCTCTCTATGATGAAAGTTTGTTCCACGGAATCCCCAAGCAAATAAATCAGTGACTGCTACTAATGGGTGTTGATCATATCTTAGGTTAGGTGTCTTTGCATTGTAGACAAAGGTACAGAGTGTTCCAACATCTGGAATCGGTGTCACCGTATCACTGAGTGCTTCCATGATAAACATCATCTGTTGCTCTTGATCCATGGTTTCACCATTCAGAATGTCCAGGATCGGTTCGATGCGATTCATTTGATTCCAAGTTCTCTTTCTGTTATAATCTTAAACTCTATCCTGCGATCAGCACAATACTCTTGCGCTGCTTTCCACTTCGCTTGATTCACCGCATAGGTTTTACACTCATAGATATATGATTTGGTCACTCTTGACTTTTTCTTTGGTGGTGCAGTTTGTTTCTCTGGTTTAACTTCAACCACATAGGTTTTAATCTTACCAGTAGACTCTTTTACCTTGATAAGAAAGTCTGGAAAATATCTATGAACTCTGTTATCGATTGGAGAGATGTATGGGATACAAAATTCTTCGGATCCCCATGCTAAAATGTTCTCGTTGAGGTCACACCATCTACAAAATTTGCGTTCCCAACTACTTCGGCATATAATATTACTTACATCACCCTTATATTTCATTGGATGCGAAGGTTTGTATTTACTTTTTATACTTTCTCCCATACATAGTATATAAGGTAAAAACTATTTAGATGTCAGCAGATCAAGAAGCTTTCATAAAGTCAATAGATGATATTAAGAACGCCGTCTTGCAACCGGCACAAACTTCTCAATATTACGTTGAGATTCCGGTGCCTCCGTTGCTATCAAATCAAATGCGACCGTTTTTATTTAATGATAAAGATAAGATCAATCTTCTCTGTTGTGAAACAAGTCTCCCAGGTGTAAGTTTGGCTACATCATTAAATGATAATGATAGAACTGGTGTGACGGAGGAGTTTGCATACAGAAAAAACTTTGATCGTAGAATTGATTTTACGTTTTATGTTGATGCTGATAAGTATACCCCAATAAAATACTTTGAAGCATGGATGAAGTATATTGCTGGTGAAGATTTATCAGAGGGATCATTATCTAATAATAACTACCATTACAGATTCCGCTATCCATCTGAATATACATGTCAACAGGGATTAACCATCACAAAATTTGAAAGAGACATATACAGAGAGAAACCTAAAGGTTATTATAGAGGTGGGGGAGGTTATATGGAATATAAATTTGTAAGAGTTTTTCCTGTCTCTATCAACTCAATGCCAATCACATATGAGGCATCACAGTTACTTAAAGTGACAGTTACAATGTCTTATCTGCGATATTACATCACAGAGGTTGACGCAGCTAAGAGAGGAGGTATTAAAGATGACTTTGCGTTAGGATTTGGCGATAGTCCGTTCAAGCAAGCTGTATTTAATGATAGACCTAACCAAACGAAACCAACATCTGAACCTATTCCAATGTACGGTGGTGGCGCACAGTTTGGAACTCCACCCACGCTCAGATAACCCTCTAAATAATCACACTGAAAAAACTTTATAAAACATCATGCCATTACCAAAGATTGCTACACCAACTTATGAACTTGAGTTGCCATCATCAGGAGAAACAATTCAATACAGACCCTTCTTGGTAAAAGAAGAAAAACTTCTTGTCATCGCTCTTGAGAGTGATGATACTAAGCAGATTACAACCGCTATCAAATCAGTTATCAAAAACTGTGTGCTGACAAAGGGTGTTAAGGTAGAACAACTTCCTACCTTTGACATTGAATATCTTTTCCTGAACATTAGAGGCAAGTCAGTTGGTGAAGAGATTGAGGTAAACATTGTTTGTCCAGATGATGAAGAAACTCAAGTTTCAGTGACTATCAATCTTGATGACATTCAAGTTCAAAAGAGTGATGATCATAATAAGAGAATCAAACTTGATGAAACTATCATGATGGAGATGAAGTATCCATCTCTTGATCAGTTTATTAAAAATAATTTTGAACTTAGTAACAAAAATGCAATGGATCAATCATTTGAACTGATTGCATCCTGTGTTGATAAGATCTTCACAGAGGAAGAAGTTTGGACTACTTCCGACTGTACTAAGAAAGAGATGAATGAGTTCCTTGAACAAATGAATTCTTCTCAGTTCAAAGAGATTGAAACTTTCTTTGAGACGATGCCTAAACTTTCGCATACACTGAAGGTAACCAACCCTAATACAAAAGTTGAAAGTGAAGTGGTGCTGGAGGGCTTAGCGTCTTTTTTCGCATAGGCATGGTTCATATGAACCTTGAGAACTACTTTAATCTCAACTTTTCTTTGATGCAGTTCCATA